ACAGGAAAAGATATCACTGTTTCTAGTAATTCTGCGATAACTAAGTATTACGTTCCAGCCGAAAATACTGAGTTAAAATTCCGTATCGATAATAATGCCGTATCTTTGTCAGATGGATTTGTATGGAAGCTTGATATCGGAGAATCTCCACTTGTTATCAAGAACGATACAGCAAAAGACGTAGTCAACTTGGTCATTGACTGGCTAGTCTAGTTGAAAATAACACTGAGAGTTTGTAATGAAGACTTATATCGTAGACATCGACGACACTATCTGTATGACTCCGCGATTCAACGGAAAGGCTTTCTATGAGAGCTCTTCTCCTATTCTAGAACGAATCGAGAAGATCAATGCCCTGTACGATCAGGGCCATACCATCGTCTACTGGACGGCTCGTGGATCGACTTCTGGTGTGGATTATCTAGAACTAACCAAGAATCAGCTGGCCGAGTGGGGAGTCAAGGCTCATGACATTCGAGTCGGCAAGCCATCCTATGACCACTGGATAGACGACAAGGCCATCTCGGATAAGGACTTCTTCGATGTCCGATGATTTCGATTTCGACTTTGGTTTCACGACAGCTTCAGAAGAAGACTTCAAGAAGCGCGAGAACCTCGTCAAAGAACAGGTCTCTACGGCTGCTAACAGTAAAGTAGATAAGCTCTATAAGATGATCATTCCGTTTCTAAATAACTTGGCCAAGGACTCGGACACCAGAGAATACATCTACTGGCCGAATCGTAAGGAAAAGATCGAAGAGTTCATAGCCAAGCTTAATTCTGTTGTCGACAGTTGACATTAATTCAAGTATAATATACTATAAATATATTGTTCGTTGATACGGACTTAAAACCGGGGAAGACAGGGGTGCGATTCCCCTCGCCTCCACCACTAAACACAGGCGGTAGCAACCAAAATTGCTATGGTGAACCTGTAAAGCCAAGCTCTTAAATGGCCTGTGTTTAGTAATGGGGGCGTCTAGTATCGATTCACGGCTAGTAGGAAAGTGGAGAACACGGTAAGAAACGACCGACAATCTGTTCGCAAAACTAAATGCTAATGATAATAGCGCATTTGAGACTCGCCTAGCGGCTTAATCTCATTGGGTACGGGTTCCACCTAGAAACAGAACGGGCCCACTTTAACAATGGAGTTAACATGAAGAAAACTAATCTAAATGATTTTGATGCTCCCGTAGTATTGAACAATGGAATGTTTCAGATCCAATCCGACGACTATCTGAATCAATTAATCCTAAATAAAATTGTCGTTCTGCCCCTGAGACACATTCAGGGTAACATTGAAAGTAAGACCGCCAAAGACTCCGTAATCATAGTCCTAAGCGGTTCAGGATCAATGGAGGTAAATGGTTCAAGCGTGCAGATTACAGCAGGTGACGTAGTTCAAGTAAAGGCTTCAGAGACTTTCACGATTACGAATGATACGCTTGATTCCAGTATACAATTTGTTTCACTATTGACTAAGAAATGAATTGACTTCCTCCTCATAAAGGAGAAGCCATATGGGTTTCAAAGTTAAGTATCACAACGAAGCGGCAGCGTTTCTATGTGTTATGATTATAGCTACATCGTTACAAGCGAAAGCGCGAGTCAACGTCGAACTACCTACAACTATAGTACAAGAAGAAACTAGCGTACCACTACCAAATATCAATGACAACATCGTTCAGAAACCAAAGCAAGAAGTCCCGGAAGATAAATCGGTCGTAAATCCAAAAGAATTGAATTGTATGGCCGAGGCAGTATATTATGAGAGTAAAAACGAATCTATCAAGGGACAGAAAGCAGTCGGTCATGTCATTCTAAATAGGACTAAGGATCCTAAGTTCCCAAAAACAATCTGTAAAGTAGTAAATCAGAAGAATGATTCTACTTGCCAATTTTCTTATAAGTGTGAGGGTAAGGGCCCTCCAAAAAATAAGGAAGACTTTGCGGTTGCTAAAGAGATAGCAGCAGATGTGTTAGAGGGAGAGCGAGATATAACTCATGGAGCATTATATTTTCACAATCTTACCGTGAAACCCCTGTGGGCTAAAGCTTCAAAGTTGACTATGGTTATTGGAAACCATAAATTTTATAGAGGATAACACATGGTTATGACAAGCAAAGCCAAAGAATTCTATGAAACCATAGAAAACTTGGTCTGGAAACATGACATAGAATATATTGAAGCTATTGTCATGCACTGTGAAAAAAATAATATTGAAGTAGAAAGTATCGCTTCTCTAATCAAGGGAAACGAAAATATCAAGAGTAAGATTCAAATCGAAGCAGAGAACCTGAACTTTTTGCCAAAGACTGCTCGATTGGATATCTAATGGATGCATATGCCGCATACGTGATGTATCTGGCCTTGAAGCGACACTTTACTCTTGGTAGTAACTACGACTACTTCAAGTATAATGGTAAGACGAATGCCTCAAAGCAATCGTTTGAGACTAGACGAGATAGATACTCTTTTCATAAGCTATCTAAGAAGGATCATCCAAGAGACTTCGTGGTAGCAAACTTTATAGATCATGGTCCTAATATATGGATCGGAGACTTAGTAACTGATTCTAAGTACGAAGATACATATAAGTCATGGATGAAGAGAAGAGAATCTATCTCGTACGTCTTTAAGTCAGAGATAGAAGGCATCTCGGACATAGACGAAGATTTAAAGGTTATCGATGGTCAGTATCCAAAACTTCTTCAACAGTATATGAAAAAGAAAGTATCTCTAGAGACAATCATTGTTTTATCTAATATGATAGGGTTTCTCAAGAAGTGGAAAAAAGAAATCTCTGATCCGATAGTTTGGCCCGAGATATATAATACATGCATAAAATATGCGCCATTCATGGAATATGACGCAGACAAGTTAAAGAAAATAACCCTAGAAACAATATGTTGATAATGGAGATACCATGGTAAAACTAACTCTAACAAATAACGGCGTTCCTATGCATCTCGGTGGATCAGACGATTTCACGCACTGCGATGAGGGTGCTCTCAATTTCTTGATTGAAAAGTATGGTATTAAGTCTTGGCTAGACATCGGCTGCGGTCCTGGCTGGATGGTTAAGATGGCTCAAGACAAGGGTCTAGACGCTATTGGCGTGGACGGAGATTTCTCTGTACATCCTCCAGAAGAAATCAAGGACAAGCATTTCATTCATGATTTCTCTACTGGTCCATGGACTCCTCCTCGTAAGTTTGATCTAGCTTGGACAGTAGAGTTCGTAGAACACGTCGAGGCTCGTTACATCAGCAACTTCGTAGAGCCCATGAAGAGTTGTAAGTACGTCGTTATGACTCATGCTTTCCCCAATCAACCCGGGCACCATCACGTAAACTGTCAGACTACAGAATACTGGGTTCATATCATGTTGGCTTTTGGATTTGAAGTAGACGTCGATGCTACCAATGCTCTTCGTGCTTCTTCTACCATGGAAGAACGTTACATTCGTCAGCAGTCTCTCTTCCTAAGAAATCTCAATTATGTCGACTAGGGGAAGGAATCCCGGCCCAAATACAAAAGTTATAAGGACTAAGACCTGTGGTACAAGAACTTATACCAGAACTGGGCCCGGCAAAAAATGGAGTATCACTGGATACAGTAATCCTACTAAACCTCCAAGAAAAAGAACACCAAAGTAGTTTACAACAATTGAATAAATGGTATAATAAGGATATGCGGAGTTGGTATAGGGGTTGTGCCTTAGCCTTCCAAGCTAAAGAGGTGGGTTCGAATCCCATACTCCGCTCCAAAGTTTCATTATGAAGTATATTGAGATTACATACATTGCACATACAACAAATACATACGGAGAATACACATGACTACATCTTTCGCTAATCTAAAGCGCTCAAGCGGCGAATCACTCTCAAAGCTAACTCAAGAGCTAACTAAGATTAATAATCCATCTACTGCAAAGTCTAGCGACGACGATCGCTTCTGGAAGCCAGAAGTAGATAAGATGGGTAACGGTTCTGCTACCATTCGGTTCCTTCCTGCTCCAGCAGGTGAAGACATGCCATTCGTTCGCATATGGGATCATGGCTTTCAAGGTCCAACTGGTAAGTGGTACATCGAAAAGTCTCTAACTACTATTGGCC